CTGACGCGGGTATTTGTTGAGGATAGAACGAATCAGCTCTGCCAAGACAAGGGACTTACCTGCCCCTGTCGGTAGCACCAGTAAAGGATTACCGGCGCGGCTGACTGCGTCAGCCCACCAGGCATTAATAGATTCTTGCTGATACCAGCGAGGAATCTTTTTCACTTAAGTCCTCCTAAATTAATCTCAACAGCAGAGACGGGCAAAAATATTTCATGGGGCTCATAGCCTTCACAAGTTTTAGCCTCTGTTATCTGCTGGCCTTTTGTCAGTGTTTTGTTTAGCTTCTCGCAAACCCAGGTGTCTTTTTGGCACGCTACAGAGTGACGGCAGGTGCGACAGTTACGCTCGGGTAGTTTGCCGCCTTTGCACACTCCTTTATAGCTGCACATGTTACACTGCCACCAGGTAGGCGATTCGCTTATGCGTAGGCTAGCAGTGCCGTCTTTGTCAAGTATACAATCAAGCCCGCGATGAAAATCAATTATAGCATGGTCCGCATTATAGGGAACCACTTCAATATAAATTTCATCTGTATTTTTATTTATTGCCATATACAAAGCTTGCTTCAGTTTTGCCAGGTGCATATATTGTTGCATCTGGGCGTAGTGAACAGGCTTAGCCGCCATAACAGACTTAAGCTTTTTAAGCTCGGCGAAAGACTTATCACCATGTGTCTTAAACTCTAGCAGGTACCATACGCCGTCTATCTCGCAAACGCCGTCCATGTGTCCAGACATAATTTCGTTGTGTGCTGTTACCTTCCATTGCTTGCCTGTCTTCGGGTTTAAAGGAAGCAGCTTTTGGCAAACCGGCTTAAGCCACTCAAGAAAACGTTCTTCTTCTTTATGGCCGCGGGCAAACAGTCTCAACTTACGGGCGTCAAATTTTTCAAAGTGTGCCCAGTGAAAGTTTAACCATAAAGCACGGTCACAAGGTGTACCCAAACCTGATATACCCAGATAGCCTCGACGTTCTTCCTTTTCATGCTCTTCAACGATTTTAACGTCGATACGATTCAGCAGGTCCTTTGCGTCAATCATGATAAACATTCCACTCTACACCGTGAGATTCAAGAAATTCTTGCGCAAGGCACTGAGACTGAAGCCATGAGCTTTCAGCGTTAGCCGGCACAGTAATGATTTGTTTTACATTGATATTGTGGAAGATAAACTGTGCGCACTCATGGCATGGCGGTTTAGTGATATATACTTTACACTCTTCGGTAAACGGAAAAGCGGTAATAGCTTTTAAACCGACAAGGGCATTTACCTCGGCGTGAGTGATACCGCATTTATTAGGCAGCATCATACCGTCAAGAAATTTAGGGCGGTCGTTAAAGCCTGTGGATATAATACGGTTGTTCTCTGTATTAACGATAACACAACCTACCTTGACGTCTTGTTTAGACCAGCCAGCAATAAACTTAGCCAGCTCCATATAACGGGAATCCCATTTATTTTTGTTCAGCAAGTCCAGCATAAAACCTCCAAATGAAAAAGGGGCGGCAATCGCCACCCCTTGATTATATCACAGCTTATGCGTTCCAGGGAGCGTCTTCATCATCAGCTGCAACGTCAGGTTCAGCTGTTTGCTGAGCGGCCTGAGTCTGCTGGACAGACTGCTGGGTAGTAGACTGCTGAGTCTGGGTGTCAGTACCAGTTACCGGCTGAGTTGCGGCAGCTGCTGACTTATAGACTTTGACATCGTTCTGCGGTTCGTACTGGCCAGTCTTGTCTTCTCGAATACCGACTTTAGCGGCAACAACACGGTTGATAAGCTGGTCAGTGCTGGTCAGCTGGATTACGCCGGCAGCGCGGCACAGAGCAGACAGCTTGCGATGGCCGATTTCAACAGCTTGCGGATTAGGGTTGGTGTAAGTAATCATGTCGTACACGACGCGATTGTTACACTGACCCCCCTGTACTTTCAGCTTCAGCGACAGGTAAGAGCCGGTGCCCGCTTTAGTGGGCTTCAGCTCAACAGCCTCTACCAGGAAGTTATATTCGCCGGCAGGAATCGGCTTAAACTCTTCGATAGGTTCTACTGCAGCTGCGTTGAATTGGAGTTGTGCCATTTTGTGTATCCTTCAGTTTTGAGTTTAGTTTACGTTTCCTGGATTATATACCAGGCCAGGCCCTGGTCTTGCTGTCCGACAGGCGAGGTCGTCTCAGCGGAGGTGAACAGTATACCTTAAAATATACTGTCGATGATACTTTTATTTATTGGCCGATTCTTCGTGGTGCTCGGCCGACTGTACATTGATTTCAGCCGGCGCTTCAGTGGCCTTTTGTTTCGCCCACCAGGTAGAATGCTTAGCTTTAGACTCGTCGCTACCGATGCGAATAACGTCATGCCCCTGGCCGCAAAGCTGTTCGCCCTGACGTTCAGTCGCAGTGAAATACTCTTCATTGTCGGTATGGAAATACCAGACGGTTTCCGGCTTATACCCCTGCAGCTTATCAATAATCCACTGGAGATTCATCGGTTCAGTATTATTAACCCGAGTTTTTTCAGTGGTACGTGTTTTAGCCTGCCACTGAAAATCAGGCTGAGTTTGAAGGTAACGCTGAACGTTCCCATCAGCGTCCATTACTGTCGGTCGTGCAGCCAGCAGCGCATCGACAATATATGGCATTTGTTTAGGCAACTGCTGGCCAGGGAACATAGGGCCGAACATTACGCCGCCAGTGATTTCATCTTTAACAGTATCGAGCTTAGTGATAAAGATAACGTTATACGGCAGGTCGCGGAACTGCTTGATAATGGGCAGCATCATAGACGCCATCGCGCCGTATGCAGCGCGTTTGTCAGCGTTCTTTTTGGCCTCCTCGCCAAGAATAGTTTCTGACAAATCAGAAATAGAATCCAGCACGATATTGCGGTACTTAGCTTTCCAACCGGCATCTTCTGTTAGCATGCGATAAGCTTCAGCCAGGTCGGCAGTAGACTGAATATTAACGTAGTCAATACCCGTGCCGGCGACAGACAGCAGACCTTTTTCCATGTTCAGGATAAGCGTCTCTTGTCGGTTGAGCGTAGTAGCAAGAGTTGTCTTACCAATACCGGACGGACCATAGACACAGATATTAACTGTGCCGTCAACAGAAATGTTGTCAGTGTTATGAACTTGCATGTTGTCTCCTGATAAGCAGGCTAAACCGGCTAGTAGAATTAATATTTACCGGCAGCTACGTCTTCTGCCATTTTGGCAATCTCTAGCTCTAGCCGTGTAGCCCGTGCTTTTACTTGCTCAAGCTCAGCTGATTTCTTTTCAAGCACCTTAAGTGCAGCAGCATACGCTTTAGCCTTAGCCTCTTCACGGTAGCCACGGTTAGAAACAACGTGTTCGACGTATTTATAATTGCCGGGAATAGCGTCAATAGTTGTCACTTCTTTAATACGTACAACTTTAGTGCCCTTAAGTTCCGGGTAGTCAGGATTATTTACGACTACAACAGCGTCGTCGCCTACCTCTGCAATCATACCGTCTTTAAGACGATACGCATACAACTTACCACCAGGCGTAAAGGTGGCACGCACTACTTTGTCGGTCTTAAAGTCGATAGGCACAAAGTTAATCGGCGGACAAACTACAACAGAGTTATTTGCCGAGGCTTTCATCAGACGGTAAGTCAATGCTGCGGCCGAATAGTGCGGCTTAAACAGGCGAAGATTTTTATTGTTCATCGCAATCCATACGCCTTTATTATTAAGGCACCAGCGGTAACCATGGTTGATGTGTTTACGTGGCAGGCTTTCGCAGCTCATCACAACATCGCCTTCGCTGAAACCCGCTTTACGGAAATCAAAACGGAGTTGATGATAAGTTGCTTTATCATCAAAAACTACATATTCTCCAGCAGCGACGGTAGTTAAATCATTTGCCCCGTCTATGATTTTCATTACGCCGGCGGAATCAATTTCGTAGGGGTAGACAGCACCCGCTTTAACGTCAAGACGGTCAGAACGTACTAAAAGCAAGCCAACAGGAAAAAGGCTGTAGCCATTGCGGTCTTTCATAATAATCTGAGACATATTTTTATTCTCCAAAAGGTGGATTAGTTGATAAGTTATTTATTCAAAAGAATAACGATACCAAGTGCAATAATTGCGTACATTACTAATGCAGTGGGACGGGCATAATATTTAAATTTGTTGCTTAACTTACCACCAAGTTTCAAATAACCTTTACGAACAGACACAGGCAATTTATAAAACTCAGCAGCATCCATATTTTGATTCTGTTCTAGCCAACGTTTTGCAGAAGCCAAAAGATAACGACCGTTAAAATCAGGAACAGGCTCTGCAGCACCAGCAATGTAACGAACCAAACCTTCAACTTCCAGGTCAGTGGCTTGTCCTTGAACCATTTTACCGTTATGTAACTCCAGGTCAAAAGTGTGAAGACGAATGCTGGAATCTTTTTTAGTAGTTGCACCTACTATTGCACCAACACCGCCGAACAATAAAAAGCCTACGGCTGTCCTACCTATAAACTTGCCGCGAATTGTTTCAGTGGTACTACTGATAACACGAACAGACTTAACGTCTGCCCAATTAACTACACCGGCAAAAGTTTGTATACTTGACATTTTAAACTCCAGAACGTTTTCGGAAGCGACTCAGTTGTCGCGGTATGAAAAGATTATGCGCCTAACCCAACGAGAAGGGAATAGGCGCAAGTAAAATAATTTAGTCTTTTTTCGGTTCCCAGGAAATCACAGGAAGACCTTCGCTTTCCTTCATACCGACAGAGAGGATGTTCAGCTGCATGTCGTCTAGTTTACGAAAGGCTGAAGTAACAAGCTCGGTCTTTTCTTTGAACAGCTCGGGTGGCAGCTCAGCTTTCAGCATCGGCACAAGCTTCTGGTCTAGCTACCGGTTAATCTTACGGGTGACAGTCAGCTTACCTGCAATGCCGTTAACAGGAAACTCTACCGACGCAGCGCCTTCTTTATTTTCTATCAGCTGAAGGCGTAAGGCTTCCTGCTTAATTTCCTGGCGTAAAGCATCAGCCTGTGCTTTTCCTTTTTCGAGCCACGCGTTAATTTTAGCCAGCTCAATCAGTTTTTCTTCGATAGTCATAATTGCTTCCTGTCAATAGTGCGGTCATATTCCCCATGAGACATAAGGTGCCAGGTAAAGCCTTCGTCTTTAGACAGTAGACGCCAGTTCTTACCGACTTTCTTTGTAAGAAGTTTCTTGCCATGCGTCCTGCGGGCAGGGCAACTACACAGCGCGGCAACAGCCTGTTTAAACACAAATTGCGGTACCGGTTTTCGGCATACGATTTCCATACTGGATTCCTCTATAAATAATGAGTTATCAATATACACCGATAAAGGCTGTTGGTGATACTACTATTAATTGGCTGGCTAACGTGTCAGAATGCCCAGTAGTCCGGTTTAGGACTATTCCTAGTTAACAAGCCGCTAATATAAGGTATTAGTAATGGAAGAACTCAAAGCTAAACTTTGGTATGCGGCCGCCGGATTGTTTGGCGGTTTTATCGGCCAGTACGCCGATAAGCAACCATTGACCGTACAGCAGCGCTTAGGCTTCATCCTTTCGGGTGTTGCAACGGCACTGTTCCTCATTCCCTGGATAGCAAGTTATTTGAATCTTTCAACTGGTGAAGCTATAAGCGGTATGTCGTTTATTGCCGGCATCTACTGGAAGACGATTATAATGAAAGTCGGGGAAATGATTGAACTCGTAAAACTACCATGGGGTAAGAAAGATGCATGAGTTCTTGATGTGGCTCGGATGGTCAGTAGACAATACGTTCTGGCCGCCGCAAGTAGCCCAGTCTTTTTGGCAATCTCCCCTCGGTCTGTTCTGTACTCTCACCCTGACAATGACCTCAGCGCTACGCGTCCTGCACCATAAAGTGAACCCCAGTGTGTTCGATACATTCTGGCATTTCTGTATGTCGCTGGTATGCTGTGGCGCTTTCTTTGTCGGCTTGTATGGTTCAGTTCCGCATTATATTGTTAAGACGCTTGTTATCTTAATGACTATACGGGGTATTTACAAAGCAGTAGGAGTAATCAAACATGGTTCCGGAAAAACTGGCGAAGATAATCCGCGACCTTATAAAGGTTGAAGGCGGATATGTAAACAATCCCAAGGACCCGGGCGGTGAAACTAAATATGGTATCACTGTTGCTGTTGCCCGTGCTCATGGCTATCAAGGTAAAATGATAGACCTCACTGAGCAACAGGCTTTTGACATTTATTACGCAGACTACGTAACAGGCCCGCGCTTTGACCAGGTGTTTAACACCGGGTGCGAAAAGCTGGCAGCTGAACTGATTGATACTGGCGTAAATATGGGGCCATCTGTTGCGGCTAAGTTTCTGCAACGCTGGCTGACTGCTCTTAATAATGAAGGGAAGCTTTATCCTGACCTTACGCCGGACGGTATGATTGGACCTCGTACTGTCTCTGCGCTTAAGTCACTTATGTCGGTACGAGGGCCGGCAACTGTAGACACCGTATTAACGTCTGCATGTAACTCTCTCCAGGCTGCCCGCTATCTTGACCGGGCCGAATCAAAATCGACCAACGAGACTTTTCTCTGGGGCTGGCTGACTAACAGGGCTGTACTGTAAGGACTACCTGCTATATAATAAGGATGTTTCCGCAAGGATGCTAAGTAAAAGCCCCGCAGTTCGTCCAGACCCTGCGGGGCTTTTCTTTACCTGTAAAACAGCTTTAGCCTTTTAGGGCTGCCACAGTGTGGTTATAAGCAGCAATAGCTTCTGTATAAGTCTTAAAAGAAAAAGTTAAATCGTTAACCGTTACGTCCCGTGAGTGGTGGGTTAGTTGTTCATACAAGTTAACAAAGTATGGCGCGTTAGTAGCTTCAGCATCATAAGTCAGTGTTGTACCTTTGTTGCCTTTATCAAATTTAAAAATAGTTTTCATAAGTATCCGATTAAACGTGAGTTGAGACACTACAATATCATTGATTTAATCGTGTGTAAACAGCCAGTGGCTTACTATTTACGAGTAAGCTGTAAGGTGTTATATTAGACGTCTGGCAATGTCGCCTGGTCGGTCTGGACAACCACCATGACTCAAATCACTAAAGCCGGTCTCAATGACGGCTCTATCCTTGGCTTTCCCATTTTTCCTGCTGGCATCCCTGAGATGCTGCGTAATGAAAAATGCTGGATAGTTACTAAACTCAGCCGTGAGAACGGCAAACTTAATAAACCGCCGATGGAAGGTTTTTCACCTTCTAATACGTCGACTTGGCGTACCTTTAAAGATGCTGTAGAATATGCTGCTGCCATGTATGCTACCGGTGAATATGACGGCTGCTACCCTGCATGTATCATTCCTGACGGCTTCATTGTTGTTGACCTGGATAACCACTCAGGGCAAGACAATGAGCAGTTAGATGCATTGTATAACGCCATTATCACGCCTTTTAATGGCGGATTCATTGAGCGCTCTATCTCAGGCAGAGGCTGGCATGTTACTGGTCAGGCTGTATGGGATTCGATGTACAGCCTGACGGCTAAATCGGACGAAGGTATCGATATACAGATTCGCCAGCCTGGCGGATATATTCTGCTTACCGGTAATCTTCATTCGTCAGGACAGCCTCAGCTTGTAAACATTGAGTCTTTTCTTCCGGCTCTACACGAGTACTTTAAGGAGTCACTCATTCCTGACGGTATGTTCGAAGAGTCAGGGCTGAATTTGACTGACAGTGAAGTGTTGGATAAGATTGTTGAGTCTTACCCGGCGCTGCATTTACAGTTGACGACGTCCTTGCGCCACGGCCCTGTATCGTCATTTGGTGAATTCTCAAACCCTGACCACTCTGAACGCTGGATGAGCTGCTTCCGCGGTTTATACGACGTATGCCGTGACCCAGAACAGGTTTATCGTATCGTAATTAATCTTCCTGTCGGTAAATGGGAAAACCGTTCTGACGGTAAGAAACAATATAATACTCCCGAAAAGTATTATAAGTTTACTCACGAACAGGTAATGAAGTCTTGTGCTCGTGCCGCTGCGTCTAAAGCAGACCTTGGTGGTGTTGAACTCAAGCTCGACCTGGAAAAAGAATGGGCACCTAAAGACCGTTCAGCTGAGTTACCGGAAAATGAAACGCGCGAACATTTATCCGCATTCGCGTTCTACCGGGCCGCTCCGGATAATATGAAGTTAGTGCTGGACCACCTTACCGGCGATAACCCTAAGAAGCGGGATATGATGATGGACTACGCTATCGCCGCTGCATTAACTATGGCAGGTCTTGCTACCGGGAAAACGCGCACGGTAAACTTTGACGGTTATGAAAACTTTATTCAGCCTGCGCTTGTCGTGCTGGGTGCGTCAGGTACAGGTAAGTCCACTGTTACTTCTTTTATTAACCGTGTACGGTCTAAAGCAGTAAATCATAGCCGTACTGCACTTATGCACAAGACAACAGAGCAAACGACGCATCCGCGTAATATCTCTAATTACCTGGAAGAAATGTCGCTAAATCCGAACCGCGGATTTATCCTGCAGTTTGACGAAGCAACATCACTGTTCGGGGCCATGAACACTCGCAACTTCACTGACTTTCAGCAGTACATTCTGTCGGCTATGATGGAACGTAAGAAGAGCGGCTTCCTGGCAGGCCAGGCGCGTGCGAAGGCCGAGAACAGTACAAAGCCGGCAGTCGAGCCATGCTTTGGCATATTAGCGGCTAGCGTAGAAGAAACTCTGATGAAAGTCATTGGTCACGCGAACATCGTTGACGGTACTGTTTCGCGTTTCCTGTTTATACCTGACGCAGGTATGACTATGCAGGCACGAACCAAGGAAGAGATTCTTGCCGAGCGTCTTGCTGGCGCTAAGAAGTCAGATGTACCTGACGACATCATGGTCATGTACGAGCAGATGGCAGGTAAAGGCTCTCCTGCTGCTGAGACTGACGTCAATATTAAATTTGCCAACCTGGCGGATTATGTTGACTACGTCTGGGAGATTGAGCGTCTTGTCGAGAAGTACCAGCAAGACTTTGCGCTGTCAAGCTTCTTCCAGCGCTTTGGTCTTCACTGGTCTCATCTTGTCGGCTGCCTGGCAATGTACGAGAATCCGGTTGAACCTGTTATTACCCGTCAGCACTGCGACTGGGCGTTTAAATATGTGTTGCGCTGCATTCAAGGTATTGCGCGTCGCCTGACTTCTTTCGCCACCGAGGCGATTGATGATTCGGACGTCGGCAAAAATATTGTTGCTGTGACTGAGGGTATTTTGAAAGCTTACGGCCGCAATAAAGACTTTGAAGCTGTGCGCCAGGACTACCCGTTCTATGTTAAGAAGGGCAAAGGACCGGGCGTTACTGCAGCACACCTGGATAGCAAAGCTTTTGCAGAGTCTATGTTCACTGCAAATGCTTCTCGCTTTGTCAGCAAAGACTTTAAGGGTAATAAGAAGCAGATTGTGGCACAGACTCTTGAAATGCTCGTAGGTGAAGGGTATATGGAGAAACAGTCACTGCAGTTTGGTGGCCGCCCGGGTACGTTCTACATTATTAAGTAGACCGACAAAGATGAAATTCAAAGGCGCTTCGGCGCCTTTTTTGATACTCTTACTAGGCTTACTATGCTTACTATAGTTACTCAGACTAACTCTGGTACAGGCTTGCTAAAAAGTAAGTTGCTTACTTTTTCTCCTAAGCCCTTGATTTTATTATTACTAGCTTACTACTTACTTTCTGTTGCCCTACCCTCTACCCCTCCACATCTCCGCACCTCTCCCTATACCTTTCCCTACACCCCTATATATTTATATTAATTTATAAATAGTAATATAAGTAATAAGTAAGTATATTAATTCTATGTTCTATAAGGATTTTCTTTACTAGAGTCTTACCATTTTTAGCCTCGAGTCAAGTTTCTGACCGGATTTCAATAGAGAGTGGAATATGGAACAGGAAATGACAGAAATGAGGATGAATCTCAGAAACCCGAACCAAGGTCACAGACCTGACGAGACACTACCGAGTCTACCTTGTCGGAAACGTCGATAAAAATAATGGTACTATCGGATTTTACCAAGATATAATGAATCAATATTCAAGAGGAGAACGGTATGCTTAACATTCAATTTGTAGATGATTGGTTTGTAGAAGAGATGGAAGCTGAGCCTGGTGTCTTTAAAAAGATTGAATGCTATTTTCCAGCTGTTAAACTGACTGAGCAAGAGCGAGCAGACCTCATTGCTAAATACTCTCGTCAGCTGTCTGACGGCACTCGCATTAAACGCCGCGCTTTGTCGGGCTCAGGTTCGCCAAACAACACGAAGTATTTTGTTGAAGGCGATAAGCTGGTTCCATGCCGACCGTTCGGAGGTACAGCTAATGCCGAATAAATTAACCAGATATGGTATAAGGCTTACTCCTGTCGATGAAGTCTGGGCTCACGCTATGATTGAAACTTCAGACGGTGAATTTGTGAAACACGAAGACTACGCTGCCTTGGAAAAAGAGCGTGACGCAGAGTGTGAAAACTGGCATAAGCAATGCACCGCCATGCAGCAAAAGCTGGATGCGCTGACGGCTGAGCCTGTAGCACAATTCTATAAGTCAGAACATGGAAACGTATTTAATACGCTAGACGGCTGGAAGCCAAAGGAGGGCGTAAATCATCTCTACACCGCACCGCCCGTTGCCGCGCTGAAGCTTCCGGATGAAAAGAGCACTGATATAGATTATGCCTATTATCCGCTAACAAAAGCACGTCATGAAGGCTGGAACGCGTGCCTTGCTGAAGTTAAACGCCTGAACGCCACCGCGCCGGGGGAAAACCAGAATGAAAGCTGATGAAGTCCGCGAGCATCTCGCCTTCCTCTCTGTTGGTGAGTCTAAGACACTCACATTAGGCGTACATGATACTGCCAAGGCGGTCCGTAACTACTTCCTCGTAATAGCTAAGCTAGACGGGTATAAGATAAAGACACAGCAGACACCCCATGGCGTAGTTATTACACTTCTCGGCACATTCGACACTAAGCCGAAAAAAGACCCGACAGAAGGGGTTAACGGGTCTTACCGGAAAAAGCGTGAACAGGATTTTTACTGGCCAGTAGCTCAGCTCGGTAACGTTGAGTCAATGCTGGTTCAGATGTCTCGAATTGACATGACACCGAAGTCTATTGTCGGCGACTACTACAAAAAACCACATCGTAAGGAAAAAGAATGCCAGTAAAAAATATCATGACGTTTCGCGGTGCACGTCAGCTTATCCGTATGAAGAAAGGCAATCAGCACGTAAGCCGTCAGTTCGCGCTTACTGCTGAAGGCGACCGTCTTGCCAAGGTCTGGGTTGACTACCGGCTGAAACAAGGATGGTCACTGTGGTAAATATTCGAAATGATTTTGAATACCGTGACGGTCATTTATACCGCGCGTATTCAGATAGAAGAGTAAAGGCAGGAGACGCTTTCGGATGTTTAGTGCCGTCAGGATATATTGAAGGTTTTTATAATGGCGTGAAAGTAGGCGAGCACGTACTTATTTGGGAATGGCACAACGGACCTGTGCCGTCCGGTAAATGGGTAGACCACAAAGATACAATTAGAAATAACAATCAAATAGAAAATTTAAGGCTGTGCGACGTACAACAAAACGCGTATAATCGCGGCTTAAATGCTAATTCAAAAACTGGTATAAAAGGATTACTTATAGCTAACTATCCTACCAAGCAATATTGGGACGCTCGGTATAGTGTCAATGGTAAGCGTATACGTAAATTATTTCCATTCACGGATGAAGGAAAAGAACAAGCAATAGAGTGGCTGCATAAAGGACGAGAAGCCGCTCACGGAGAATTTACAAATCATGGTTCAGATTAGACAGAAAGGGCAGCGTGCTGAGAGAGAGCTTTGTGCTATGTTTAACGAAGCTTTCGGTCTTGACTGTGTCAGGAACCTGATGCAGACTATGGTAGGCGGTGACGACCTGACTTCAGTTCCGCACTTCAGCGTCGAATGCAAGAATCACGAGACGTCTTCTGTCGGTACCTGGTATACACAGTCAGCCAAGTCTGCGACACGTGGTTCTAAGATTCCGGTAGTATGCTGGAAGGTAAAACGCAAAGGCTGGAAGATTCTGATTGCTGTAGAGCACATCCCACCAGCAGTATGGGAAAGCATTGCTAACCCTGAGAAAGCCGGCTCACGGCTGTACGACAATCTGGTCTGGCTTACCTGGGAACAATTCAAAATGGTTTACAACTGGTATGAGGCTAACTAATGATTGTTGAACATCAGAAAAATTCTATCGATGCAGAGATTGCCAAGTGCATCGGTATGAACCCGAAGGCTGGTAAAGCTGAGCTAAAGAAGCAGCTGGTTAAAACGCTGGTACGCTCAGGTCATACCCGCGCCCGCGCCCAACAGCTGGTAAAAGAGAACTGGGGAAAAAGATGATAACAGCCTTCCTGAAATACTGGAAGGTGATAGTGCTGGCCGCGGCAATAGTCGCGGCTTTTATCTATCACCAGGTAACAGCCAAACAGGCGTACAACGACGGTGTCGCCTATCAACAACAGCTGCAGGCAAAGGCAGATGCTATTCGCTCTGACCTGAACCTGGCAAATAAAGAAAGGATAGAAAATGATGCTAAAAATAAAATTGCAGCTGCCCAGGCTGCTGCTAGTAAGTCTGACACTGCTACTCGCAGCCTGCAGCAGCAGCTTGCCAAAATCAAGCAACTCGCCGAACGTAATACCGGCGCTGTCTCCTCTGGCGGAACAGCCTGGGATGCCGTCGTGGTGCTTACCAACCTGCTCGGACGGTGCTCTGAGAGATATTCAAGAATGGCGGCGCTCACTGACGCCACCCATGCGGCAGGACTGAGCTGTGAAGCCTCTTACCAGTCTCTCCGTACAAACCCGCCAAAGTAAACAGCCAGGCCTGTAGTTACAGGCCTTATTTCTTTTTGACAGACCGGCAGTGCAGAATACTCCTGATTTAACTTCAACCGGAGGCGCAATGCTAGACCTCAATAAATACGGTATCGTCGGAGCACAGTCTTTATTTACCGGCAAGAAGACTGCTACCTTAGACCCGGCACCGACAATAACCACTCAGCCTAATTCTATTGTTTTGTTCCAGGCCGGCGGTAAGATGTCTTTTACCGGCGCCGCAGTATCAGGCGCGTCTTCTGTCGGGTGGCAGAAACGTAATGATGACGGCTCGTGGTCTAATACGAATTTCAGCAGCGTAACCCCCAACAAAGGAACGGCTACCAGCGCAGACGCAGGTGTCTATCGCTTAAGAGCAATTAACGGTAACAGCCAGCCTGTCTACAGCAATCTGGTTTATGCTTATGACTGTTTCTTGTTTATTCAGAACGACAATGAAAGTAATAACCCGGCAACAACAGGCGTAGTGGCGGGCGCTGACCGCTATCACTGGAAAGAAGACGGGCCGGTAGGTACGCGTCTTTATTCTGCTTTTTTGCGTTTTAACAAAGCGCAGACTCTGCCCAGTGGCACAACAGTCGCTGAGAATGTAACACTCGACAACAACGCTGTAACAGAACTAGGCTTGAAGTCTGGCAGAACAGTCGCAACCTGGTCTTCCAGCAATAGCGCTGTAGCAGCTATATCTAACGGTTACGCACCAGGTCAGACTGCTGTAAGGCTGAATATCGGTACAGCTGTTGTAACCGCTAAATACCAAAACTTAACAGCTGACATTTCTGTCACTATCGCATAAGGTAAAAATAATGGCTACTAAAATAACTCTGACTAAAGACTGGCAGGTAATTAGCGACGGCTCTAAATCTATTGCTGTTCTGCCAGGGCGTAACGGTTTCGGCATGTCTGACTGCGAAATTACACTTGAGACTGCAGCTCCTGCCGCAAGTGTAGAGGGTATTGGTATGGGCGTTGGTATTAATCTGCCTGCTACCGCTGAGAAAGTTTACGCCCGTGGCTCTGGCACAATTAAAATTCTTAGCTATACTCCTAAATGAAAAAAGCCGGCGAAAGCCGGCTTTTTATTATTGAAATGAATTTTCTTTACGGTAGTTACTGGCATAACTCTGAACAGAACGCTTGTCCAGGCCAAGAGTTGTCACAAGCCAGTCAATTGTATGACGGCGGTCTCTGCCATCGTCCATATCTGTTTTACGGAAATAATGGTAGCAAGCTTCACGGGCTGATTTAAATCCGTATTGACTAAGGTTAACAGGTGCTGCTTTAGCTTTAGCCTCAGGCTTAACCGGCTCAGCACCAGCGCTCTTTGTCGGCTCAACACCTTTCAGCTTAACGCCGCCGAGTTCAGCAAGGCGAAGACTATCAGCTTTAGACAAGCCCCATCGCTTGGAATTAAAACGCATATCCAGCGACTTCAGGGTTTTAAAGAAACGACTAGCAGCATTGCGGGCTTCACCCTCGCTGCTGTTGTTCAGCGCCAGGTTAACGTACTTAGTGAGGCGTTGGATAGACATTTTGAAACTCCAGTAAAATAGTTAATCACATTTTATAGGTTCATTATACTGGGGATTTAATAGGAAGTGAATAGCTAAAATGAAAAAATGCCAGAAAATATCTGGCACTTCATTTATTTCCAAGGCTTGGCAGGATTATTACGCCACCAGGCCCTGTACGGAAAGTAACGTTTTGCTCTCATACGTAAGTGAGACCGACGAGTAAGAGTCTCAGGCAGTCAAGATGAAACTGCTCACGCATTGACAGGCTAGGCTGAGCTTCAAGCCTTTTTACTTCTGCTGCAACTGTATCTTTGTTAACTGGTTTTCGCATGGTTTATACTCCAGTGAAAAATAAATTAATAGCATAAGGGCGGGAGTTACCGCCCAGAAAATACATTATGCTTGTTACTCGCCTTTCATAGCTTTGCGATAGTTGGAGGCGTAAGACTGAACAACACGCTTGTCCAGGTTGTGCTTTGCCACCAGCTCGTCGATAAGAGCACGTGCTGCTGTCTTATCGTTCATATCAATGCCACTAAAGGCGTCAAAACAAATCTGTTTGGTACCGGTACGCGGGGCAGAACTGGTCGCCGCTGCCGCAGGACGATGCGCCACTGCTTCAATCGGAAAAGTTTTCAGTTCTTCAGTAATTGCCGCCAGGATAGATTCTTTAGACTGCTTGCTGTTTACTTTCAGCTCAGAGTTCATGCTCTTTGCGACGGCTACAAGCTGCTGAACACCAAAGGCTTCCAGCGCGTCTTGACGAACAACCATTTCGTAGACGGCGTCGGCAACCGGGGCAGAAGTAACACGATACACAGAGAAAGCAGAAGTCAGAACAAAGAACACGTTTGAGTTACTCATTTTTAAATCCTCACGTTTGGTTGATTTTGGTTATTGCTTGTTGATGAGATAATAGTACACCCATTCAGCCAGAAAGGGAATAGCCTTTTCAACTTTTTCCAATTATTTTTTGTGTGCTACCGACAAGATAAGGCATATGATAGACATTCACCCACTGAGGAGCAATTCCATGAATATCTGCGTAGAAGGTCCGGACAATAGCGGTAAGACTAGCCTGGCGCTTGAACTGGCGTACATTTATGAGCGACTTATTCGTCATGCCACTAAGCCTGCCGACAACGAAGCTGCTGCGCTTGACTTCGAAATTGAGTGCCGTGATGACAGCAGCCTTATCCTGGACCGCAGCCAGGCGGTAAGCGGTTTAATCTACGATTTTGTTGTCCGTAAACAAATGCCTTACTTTGGTATACATGACGTAGAGCGACTTGCTTATGACGCATTGCTTATTATTTGTTTACCACCTAAAGACATTGTGCTGGCAGATAAAGACCGCGACCAAATGGCAGGCGTACGTGAAAACCATGAAGCTCTGTATGACGCTTACGCCAGCCTGGTAACAGACGGTAAAATCGGCCAGTCGTCTGTCTTCGTTTATGACTATACCAAGCATAAAACTACAGACGTAATGGACTGGATTGAAAACTTGCTTGCCGGACCTCTTCACTAATGAGCCTCTTCGACATTCTCGAGTCAGAAGAGCCGGCAAGCGAGCCGGACTTCTTTGACATGGAACAATTCGTGCAAGGACGCAAGGCGCTAACGAAGGACGGCCGCATCGCCTCCTTTGTCGGCTTCGGCAGAAGCCACTACGATAATTCGCCGTACATTGTTATCAAAGCCCCATGCGACCCGATACGGTCAGGAACAGGACGAACATCGTGTAACTATCAGGTAGACCTTGATGGCCGATGGTGTAGTATTGACGGTGGACCAGGCGGTGCGTTAACGCTAGTGGCTCTCATTTGATTTTTCCTGCCGCATAATCCAGATTATTCGACCGCCGATAATCTGGATTTTTTATTATGAAATCACCATCTCGCTCACGCACTGACGAACTCATTCGGAAACTTGAACAGGTTCAACTTTCTCCGCTCGAAGTAATCCAGCGTGCCATTGCTATGGCAGAAGACAAGCAAGACTATAAGCACATGACTGAAGCTGCACTCAGCGTACTGCCGTATATGGCACCTAAGCTACAGGCTACTGAGGTTGTATCTGAGTCTACCGTCACCAGTCGCAATATTGATATGACTCTTGACGAGCTTGACGCTGAACTGAAAAAGCTCGAGGAAATGGAACGGTTGGCTGGTATGCACGAGGAGATTCGTACTGATGAAGACACAGAGTCAGGCGATAAAGCTTCAGATACTTCAGCGTAAAATCGAGCTTAAACGTAAGAAGTTAATCCTTGAAGCACGTGATAACTTCTTTGTATACCGTCAGCTGATTAACCCTAAAGATAAATGGGGTTGGTTTAACCGTGAGGTGTGTGATGAGCTTCAAGAATTCGCCGAAGCATTCAAACGAGAAGAGCGTCCGAAGCTTGTTATTGAAGCACCTCCTCAGCACGGAAAATCGGTTGCTATCATCGATTTCATATCTTGGATGGCGGGGCGCGACCCGGACAAGAAGACAATATACGGCTCGTTTTCTGAGCGTCTCGGCATTCGGTGTAACCTTAAGCTGCAGCGTATATACAGTTCACCAGTCTACCAGGAAATCTTCCCTGAAGTTAAGCTCTCAACCGGTAAGAAGGACGATACAACTACTAAGAATCGTGACCTTATTGAATATGCCGGCCGGGAAGGCTATTTCCGTAATACTACCGTCAGGGGCTCAGTTACTGGTGAAAGTCTCGACCTCGGGGTAATTGACGACCCGTTAAAAGGTCGTGCAGAGGCAAATTCACCAACTACCCGAGAGGCAGCCTGGGACTGGTTCACAGATGACTTTTTTACCCGCTTCTCAGAAGATGCAGGGCTGCTGATAATTCTGACGCGCTGGCATATTGATGACCCGGTCGGACGTCTGCTGGAACGTATGCCAAACGGCGTGCGCGTGCTCAAGTATAAAGCTATTGCCGAGCAGGACGAATTCACTTTGTCGGGTAAGCTCAAACGTAAAGCCGGCGAGCCGTTGTTTCCTGAACATAAATCGCTTGAGTTTTTGCTTGAACGTAAAGCTGCAATGTCCGAAGGTAACTGGCTTGCGCTATATCAGCAGTCGCCTACTATTATCGGTGGTAACCTGTTCAAAACCGAATGGTGGCAATGGTATAACGAACCTCCTCCACTTGCTTACCGTATTGTTGTTGTAGATACTGCACAAAAAACTGCCGAAACAAACGACTGGAGTGTGCTGGCATGTTGGGGTATGACAATACCGACAAAAGTAGACGGTGTGCTCGTTCCTGGTAAAGCCGTTAAGCTTGATATGCTGCGTGGTAAATGGGAAGCTCCTGAGTTGCTGGCAATGGCTCGCGCGTTCTGGCAGAAGCATAGCAACCAGCCAAAACAATTTGGCGTATTACGTACCATGTATATAGAAGACAAGGTATCCGGTACTGGTTTGATTCAAACTTTAAAACGCGAACGAATTCCTGTTGTGGCAATTCAGCGCGATAAAGATAAGGTAACACGTGCAAACGACGTTGCGCCTCAGCTTGCTGCCGGCAATGTCATGTTACCGAAGTATGCCCCATGGCTGAAAGACTTCCTTGAAGAGTGTGCCCAGTTCCCGAACGGGGTATTCGATGACCAGGTTGATACAATGATGGATGCCGTGGAAAAATTAACTTATGGTAAATCACAAGGGATATTCGGATAATGTGGCCATTTAACGTCTTCCGTAAAAAACGCCAGCTGTCGCCAGAGATGCAAGAGCTTGTTGCTAATCTGACAGCTGAACGGGATAAGCTAGTACAAATGCTGGCTGCTAACCAGGATACGCCTAAAAGCATTCTGGGCACAAGTGGCTTCACTACGCATACTAATAAACAGGCTAAGCTTAGCTATGTTATGGATGCTGCTATTCCGGTCAAGACAGACGCACTGGTAGATATGACGCCAGGCCGTACGGGTAGGGCCATGGATAGTGCGTGCATAGATACAGGAAGTATGACAGCTGCTTACCGGTTTAGCGGTTGTGGTGGCATCCCCCCACATATGCTGGCCTGGTACGCAAATCAAACATGGATTGGTTACCAGGCTATAAGCGTATTACTTCAGCACTGGCTTATCAACCGTGCCTGTTCTATCCCAGCGTTTGATGCAACACGCAATGGTTGGAAAATTCAAGGCCTGGACGAAGACAAGACTAAACGTCTTGAAGCATTCGACCGTAAGCGAGGCATTAAAAACCTGGCTAAAGAACAAGCTCGCTACACACGCGGCTTTGGCATTCGTATCGCAATGTTTAGAGTACGAAGCACTGACCCGCGCTATTATGAAAAGCCTTTTAATATTGATTCGGTTGTACCAGGTTCTTATATTGGTATAAGCCAAATTGACCAAGTATGGTGTTCTCCTATTTTCAACATGGAGAATATTAATGACCCGACTCGTATTGACTTTTACGTACCTGACTATTGGATGATTGGCACAAAGAAAGTTCATAAATCACATCTGGTCATTACCCGTTATTCTGAAGTGCCAGATATTCTTAAACCGTCCTATCAGTACGGTGGGCTATCTTTACCCCAGCTAATCTGGGAACGTGTATATGCGGCTGAACGTTCGGCTAACGAAGGCCCGCAGCTATTGATGACTAAGCGCATTAATATCATTAATACAACGTTGGAAATGATTGGCTCAGACCCCGACGCAATTATTGCTAAGTATCAGGAGATTGCTGAGCGTCGAGACAATTACGGTCTTATGCTGATGGGTAGCACAGACTCTTATTCGCAGCACGAGACAGCTTTGTCGGATGTTGATACTGTTATTATGACAGAATATCAGCTGGTAGCATCAGTAGCTGAAACACCAGTGACTAAATTACTTGGTACAACGCCTAAAGGTTTTCAGTCTACTGGTGAACATGAAACTGATAACTACAATATTTTGCTGGCCGGTATTCAGGAACATCATTGCGACCCGTTACTTGAGCGCCACTATCAGCTTGCGTCACGTCATCTCTGGGGCGAAGACTTACCAATCGAAACGTCCTGGAATTCACTGGATGAGCCGACAGAGAAAGAACGTGCTGACACGCAGCTAGTTAAAGCGCAGACTCGTCAAATTAATCAGACTCTCGGAAACGTGAGCCCTGAAGAAAACCGCAAAGCTATTCAGAACGACCCGGATTCTGGATATAACCTGGAGAATAATGATGGCGGAGAAGAATCAGAAGACGCCGACTTCGCAGCCGCTTTACACGCCGGTCTCACTACAACTGCGGTACAGCCAGCGGGTACGCAAACTGTTCAAACAAATGCGTCAGCACAGCCGGGAAGAAATCCTGCGAGCGGTCCGCAATAACGACAGTATTGCAGACATTTTTCGCCGGCTAGAAAAACATTATATTGACGTATTTTCTAATATGTCTGACTCACTTCTTAATCCAGTAATGGACGCAATAGTACGTGAAACTCAGACCAATATACAAAATTCAATCCCGGCAGAGGCCGGGATAGTTATTGGTGAGTTGACCCCGGCGGCTCAAAGCGTAATTAATGACGTATTTAACGTTAACCGCGAAGCTATGCGTACGTTGCCACAAAAATATTTAGGCTCTGTCCGTTCTACAGTTGTTGACTACGTTTCAGGCCGAGGAACAGAAACAACTTTAAAAGATTTAACCAGTAAAATAAAACAGATTAATGAAAGTACAGACGAAGAAGCGCATCGTGCTTCTATGGACCTGGTACGAAGCGCTTATCAAGGTGTAGCTATTGAGCGCGCCCGCTCTGTCGGCTCAACAGTAGGAATTTGGGTACATACCTATGGGCATGGTAAGTATCCTCGCATTAATCATGAACACGCTGACGGTCATGAATTTGATTTAACTACTGGAGAATTTTTAAGCGGCCCGTTTAAAGGTACTGGCTGCGGCTACGGAAGTAAGGATAATAAGATGGTATTGCCTGGCCAACCGCGTTATTGTCATTGTACTTTCAGACTGAAGATTGATTTCGGAGTTGAATAATGACTACTGTAGTGCGTGATGCACGGGCTATGGACCGTGAATCAGCTCGGAAGATTGACCTTAACGGCTGGTTAACTGTTGAGGGTAATCCTATTTCGAAAGAAGGTGTTTATGATTACTCGGGCAGCCAGATTCCTGGTTATCCTGGTAATCCAAACGACATTGTTAAAGTGTATCGCCCAATGGAAGAACTCATGCGTCCAGAGACAATTGAGTCTTTCAAACTATTGCCGTTCATTGACGACCATACATGGCTTGGTCTAAAAGGTATTGATACTGGTTCACTCCCGTTTACTGGTATCACCGGTGAAAGTGTTTATGCTGACGCCCCTTATCTGCGTTCTAACCTTAAAGTATTTTCTGAGGAACTGAAAGCCGATATTATGTCTGGCAAGGTTGAACTTTCGCCGGGTTACCTGTATGACGTATATCTTCAGCCAGGTGTTTGGAACGGTCAACCCTATCAGTACGTCCAACGTAATTTACGCGGAAATCATCTTGCGTTGGTTATGACTGGGCGCACTGGCTCTGATGTAGCTGTCATGGACAGCGCAGATGATAACCCCCAGGAGAAGTCTAAAATGACTCTTGAAGAACTGCTTGCCGCTATCGGCAAACTTGATGACGTGGCCAAAGCTGCCCTGATGGCCGGCATTAACCACATGGGTGATGGTAGCGAAGCTGCTAACCCGGAAATCCCTGCTGTACCTGCGACCGACGCGCCTGGCGATAACTGTACCACTGAAGAAAAGCCTGTCACCACTACGGCGACTGACGAAACTCCGGCTGAACCGGCTAAAGCAATGGACGCTGCTGTTCTCGCCCGCCTGAACGCGCTTGAAGCTGAAAATAAAGCGTTGAAAACTCAGGTCCAGGGTATGGACTCTGCTGAAACAATCATGAAACAAATTGCTGAGCGCAATGAACTAGCACAGCGTGCCTCTGTTCATGTTGGCGCGTTTGCCTGCGACTCCATGACTGCCCAGCAGGTTGCAGCTTATGCACTGAATAAACTCGGCGTTAAAGACGTAACCAAAGGCACTGAAATCGCCGTGCTGAACGGTGTTCTGACAGTTAAACCTCAGCCGACTCAGGTTGCTTTTGGTATGGACGCTGCAGTCAAAGCGACCGCTAAAAACGACGTGTCTGACGCTTTGAACTCTCTTTAAGGGGAAGACAATGGCTTTTCAAAAAGTAATCAATAACGATATGGCCTGGGGTATTCCTGGCGAAATCGGCCTTGCTGACCTGGGCGGCGTACGTGCCGAACCTTTCCAGCTGGCAACTGTTTTTAACGGCGGTGCTGACGTACCAACGGCTTACGGTCGCGCGGTTACTCGAGTGGATAACGTATCTGGCGGTACTGTCGACGCAGCAGGCCACTGGCAGACGGGCGAAATTGGCGGCGACGGTACTTATATCGGTCTGCTGCATGCACCGAAATCTGACGTGGCATTTGCCTATGTCGGTTCCGATTATTCGGGCCTCGAAGTCGGCACTATGTTGGAAGCGATTTCGCAGACTGCTGGCATCTGGGTTTTGCTGACCACTGCCGCAAACGTTGGCGACGCTGTCGCTTATGCTGCTGACGGCCAACTGGCTGCTGCGCCTGCACAAGTAGCGCCTGCTTCGCATACCCTGATTCCGGGTTCGCGTGTGGTTCGTTTTGATGTGAACGCTGGTCTGGCTCTTGTTGCTCTGCAGCAGCTGCCTACTCCGGCCGCCGCAGCTAACGCTTAATTAGGGGAAAGAGATGAAAACCTCTCAGGTTCACAAACGACTTAATCCGGCGCAAGTTCGCGCCCTGGGCAGCAAACTGTCCGGCATTGCAATGGATAGCGCCGACAAAGTTCAGGCGCTGTCTAAAATCGGTATTAACGTTTCCGATTTTGTAATGCAAAACTACGCACAGGCTTATGGCATGGACGCGGCAATTACCGTTCCGGGTCTGAACCTGAACCCTGGTCAGGCTGGCGGCGTTTATGCACAGTTCCTGCAGACCTGGCTGAATGGCCAAGTTCGTGTGGCAATCACCCCGCGTAAAGCTGACCTGCTGATGGGTATCACAACTGCCGGTTCCTGGGAAGACGAAGAGCTGATTCAGGAAATCCTGGAACTCGTTGGCGTTGCCCAGCCGTATAGCGATTTCGGTAACATTCCGCTGTCAAGCTGGAAACTGTCTTACGAAAAACGCGGCGTTGTGCGTTTCGAAGAAGGTCTGCAGGTTGGCGAGTTGGAAGGTCTGCGTTCTGGCCGTATCGGTATCGATTCTGCTGCGACTAAACGTGAAGCCGCTCAACTGGCGCTTGAAGTAGCGCGTAACCGCGTTGCGTTCTTTGGTTATCAGACCAGCGTTTCGCGTCCGGTCTATGGCTTCCTGAACGACCCGAACGCGCCGGCATATGTCAACAATGCGTCTGGTAAAACCTGGGACGTTGCTACCCGCGACGAACAGATTAAAGACATCTTGACTGGTCTGGCTGCGCTGCGTCGTAACTCGAAAGAAGTTATCGACCCGAAAACAACGCCTATCGTGCTGGCAGTAGCGTCTAACAAAGTCGACTATCTGTCAACTCCTGGCGGTACCGGCTCTGCTACCGGCGAGACGGCGCTTGACTGGCTGCGCACTAACTATCCGAACGTGACCGTTGAATCAGTTTACGAACTGAACGGCGCGGTTGGTGGTAAAGATGCGTTTTATCTGTATGCTTCGTCTGTAGCTGATACTGGCTCTGACGGCGGCGGTGTTATCGAGCAGATTGTGCAGACCAAACTGCGCCCACTCGGTGTTGACACCAGCATCAAAGTCGTAACCGAGGACTTTACCAATGCGACCTCAGGCGCAATGGTTAAACGTCCGTTCGGCATGTACCGCGTAAGCGGTATCTAAAAGAATGCCGGTCGAAAGGCCGGCGTCTTTTTATCTCAAATTTACAAGGAATCCGCCAAATGCCTTATATTTATTCTTCACTGTCTGCGGACCACGATTTTGTCTCTTACGACAACCATCCGCGTGTTGGTACTCCGCAGGCAGGTGTCACTATTAAAGGTGGCGCAAACGTCCAGGACCGTAAAACTCTGGAAACTCCTCGTGGTGCAGCTACTAACGTAACTGACGCCGAGCTTGAGCTGTTGAAATCTATTCCGGCTTTTAATGATATGGTTAAAGGCGGTTATCTGGTAATCGATGAAAAAGCTACTCATGGCCACGATGCCGATGAGAAAGGCGCCGATATGCCGAAAGATAAGTCTAAGCAGGATACTGCCAAAGACTATAAAGACATGGGCAAAAAAGCGCCTACTGAAGAAAAGGCTAAAAAATAATGGACTTCGACGTAGACAAATTCCGCAAAACGTTTCCGGCGTTTGCTAACCCGCTTATGTACCCTAACGACGGGATTTTGGCTGCGTCTGAGCTGGCTGGCTGCTATATTAATGTGGCCAGCCGTTTTTGGAAGTGTAATGACTGCCGGCAGACTGTCTGGTTTTTAATTACTGCTCACTTGCTGATGATTAACGGAACTACAGGCATGCCGGGAGTAGGGTACTCAGGCTTACTTACGAATGCCACAGTTGGCTCTGTCTCTGTCGGCTTTAGTGCTAGTTCTGTCGATAAGCCCTCGCTGGTAACTTGGCTCGGCAAAACACCGTACGGCGAACAGCTTCTTGCGTTATGGGCCAGACAAACAGCAGGCGGTTTATATATTGGCGGTTCATATGAACGTCGTGGCTTCCGAAAATATGGTGGACGATTCTGATGGGATGGCAAGACCTTGTTAAAAACTTAAAAGAGCTAGACGATATGGCTGCTGAAGTTGGCTGGCAAGGTAATGTCCGATATACAGATGGTACACCAGTTTCTGCCGTTGCTAGATGGCAGGACAAGGGCAATAGCCGGTTGGGGATTCCTCCAACCGGCTTTGTTCGGTCTACAATAAACGAGAATAAGGCTGAGTGGTCCAGACTTGCTGGACTAGGTGCCAAAGCCGTGGCGGTCGGAACTAGGTCGCCTCATCAGGTACTGGACGCACTCGGCCAACTCGCTGCTGGCGAGATACGCGCAAAAATTGTGTCGTTTGGCGATTATTCCTCATCTGACCCCGTAATACAACGCCGCCGTAGATTAGGCCGTAACACCCAGAAAAAGCTTGTTGACACTGGGCTCATGGTTACGTCCTGTACTTCAACTGTCAAAAAGGTATAAACTATGTTTGTTCCTGGAAGCAATCTATTAAGCATTGCTCTGCATGCTATTACGCCGACAGGAGGCGCAGAGGTAAAACGCTTCTTAGGCGAGTCAACTAATGACTTTGGTTCGGTAATTAAGACGTACTCTGACCCAGTTCCTATGGTAGGATGTTCCGTGCAGCCTGTGACGTCTGCGACCATCCAGCAATTAGGTTTATCCTTGACTAAGAGCTATGTCAACATCTGGACACAATCAAATGTTCAAGTCGGATACGCCGGCCGGCAAGGTGACTTGATTGTCTGGGAGGGCGCAGAATGGGAAGTAATGAGCCCTACTAACTGGCAAGTACAAGACGGCTGGAAACAGATTATTGCGGTGAGACAATGACTAACGTAACTAATAACGTATTTTTAAAATTGTTGCGCGACGTGTTGGTAAAAAGTCTGGCAGATATCAGCATCAATAACGTATTAGTGCGTCAAAATTTTCCAAGTAAAAAAACTGAAACGCCAAATGAGCCGTTTGTCGTTTTTCACCGTATTAGCGATGAGCCAATGCACTGGCAATCGCGTAAGGCTAAAGTTATTAATAGCCAAAAAGTTATTGTGCATGAACAGCAATTTATTACCACGCTACAGGTAAATGCTTTTATGCCGCGTGTTGCGCCTGAAAAAGAGTCTATTAACGATTTATCGTCCGAAGACTTATTGCGCTATGTGCATATGATTTTGCAAAGTCAGCGTATGCTTGACGCCTGCAAACAAGCTGAGCTTGGCCTTTTGCCTATTCTCAATATTACACCTAACTGGGTGCAGGATGAGCATGACAATTGGATTAACGAGCCCAGCTTTAACCTGGAAATTACCAGCAAACAACAATTGGTGTGGAATACTCCTGTTGTTGAGAGCGGTAAAATCCGGATTGAACGTGTATAACCTCGAGGATATACGATGAGCATCTCCATCAAAAAGTACGTGGACATCACGTCTGGGGTTGGAGCCGGTACTGGCGTCAAAGAGCGCGAGCTTATTCTGCGCCTGTTCACAAAAAGCCCTCTTGTGCCAGCTGGCACCGTATTGGAAATGACGTCTGCTGACGATGTTATTTCTCATTTCGGCGCAAGCTCAGAAGAAGCTTCTCGTGCGACTACGTACTTCGGCTTTATTTCCAAGCTGATTACCAAAGCAAAAAAGATTTCGTTCGCTAACTACAGCGACGGTAATGTGGCGTCTTCGCCTTCTATTGTCGGCGGTACGCCTGAGCAGACTATCGCAAACTGGAAAGCTATTACCGATGGCGCAGTTCGTATTAAAGTTGGCACGTCTGACTATTTACTGTCAGGTCTTGACTTTAGCTCAGCTGCTGCGCTAGCAGATGTTGCTGCTGCGGTACAGACTAAGCTAAAAGCAAGCCTGGGCAATGCGACAGTTACTTACGATTCACTCTCTAAAAAGTTCAATGCAACTTTTACAGGTCATGACGTTCCGGCAACTGTGTCTATCGGCACGACTACTACCGGTACCGATATTTCCGACAAGTTAGGTTGGACCGTAGCCAAAGGTGCTATCTTCGCGCCAGGTGCTAACGCAACGTCAGTGGTCGATTACGTTACTGACTCAGACCTTGTTAGCGATAACTACGGTTCCTATAGCTTTGTGGGTCAGACGTTTACGCTGGAAACTTGGAAAACTATTGCTGCCTGGAATAGCGCCCAAAACGTCAAATATCAGCTACTGATTCCGGTTAAATCTGCTGACTGGCAGAACTGGTACAACGAACTGCAGTCTTACAGCGGTGTTGCGCTTACGCTTGTTAACGATATTAACGACGAGCACGATGAAGATATCCCCGGCATTATTCTCGCTGCAACGGACTATAACGTCCGCAATGCGTCGCAGAACTATATGTTCCAGCAGATTCCGGGTATTTCGCCGAAAGTCGTCAGCGACGAAGTGTCTCAAGCCATTGATGCCGGCTCACGCGTAAATTACTACGGCCGTACTATGACTGCCGGTCAACAGCTGAGCTTTTATCAGGATGGTTATCTGTGTGGTACCGGTAATGCGCCTATTCAGATGAACGTCTACGCGAATGAGCAATGGCTGAAGTCAGCAGCTACTGCGGCAATGATGCAATTTTTGCTTAATTCGCCTATTGTTCCTGCTACTGACGAAGGTCGTGCTATGGTTTTGGCTGTGCTTCAGGATACAGTTGACCGTGCGCTTTATAACGGTACCATTAAAGCTGGTAAAGCCCTGAACATCGACCAGAAGCTTTACGTGACCACCGTAACTGGTGACCCGCTGGCCTGGCACCAGGTACAGGATATTGGCTACTGGCTCGACGCTGTAGTTCAGGAAGAAGCACAGCAAAACGGTACTATTAAATATATTATTGACTACGTTCTGGTTTACTCTAAAGCAGACGCAGTTAATAAAATTACTGGCCGTCATATCCTCATCTAATAAAACAGGGCTTTGGCCCTGTAGTTGGAGACTACCATGCAAGATACCAGCGGCTTCGGCCTACAGGTTCGTGTAATCGGTTCTAAGACCTTTCCGCTAGGTTTTACGATTACCGAGTTTCCTGCGGACACTGACCCGTTCGATATTCCGGCGTTACAGATTAACGACGCTGAAATGGGTTTAAACGGCGACCTTATCACCTGGTCGCGGGCTAACCCCCTGCCGCTTACTCTGGCTGTTATTCCAGAGTCTGACGCGCATAAAAATATGGCTGTTTTGTTTGAAGCCAACCGCCCTGCCCGCGGCAAACGTCCAGCTCGTGATGTTATTACCGTTGTCGGTATTTATCCGAACGGCTCAAGCATTACCATGAGCAAAGGTGTTATTTACGACGGTCTGCCGGGTAAACCTGTTGCGTCGTCTGGCAAAATGAAAACTATTCCATATAATTTTCGTTTTGAACAAATGGCACGAGTAGAGGTATAAGATAATGGCCGACTTGCTGAACCCTAAAACAGTCTTCGTGAAAGACCGCGATGGCAATAATATTGGATTCATAGTCGGCCAGTTTCCCGCTATTGCTGGCCGGGAGATTGCCGCCAAATATCCTACCTCTATTGCCGCACTTGCCAAACAGTGGGAAGAAAATCAATACGGCGAAAACGAAAAGATTATGCTTAAAGCTATGTCTTTTGTTGAGCGCATTAAACCTGACGGCGAAACTATTCGTCTGACGACCGCGTCGCTTATTGACAACCATGTACCTGACGCTGAATGCCTTATGCGGCTTGAAAAAGAGTTGCTTGAACACAACTTCAGCTTCTTCGAAAAGTTTCTGAGCTCCGTTTCCTCCGGCGGTTTGTTGCAGAATTTAGTCAAGTTGATTATGTCAACGTTGACCCGTTCACAGCAACAATTATCGAATCAGGAAAAGCCACACTAACTGAATTAAAAACCTCCTTGACGCTCGAGGAGGCTTATCAGTTATGGGAGATAGTACAGACCTCCCGATTTAACGAGTGGTGGGCAGCGGAGCAAGCACGCGAGAGAGCTAACCGACAATGAGCATTCTAGACAGCTTTGTGTTCTTGCTTAAAGCGGATTCAAAAGCAGCCGTGGAAGGTATTGAAAATACTGGCGAGGCTTTTGACGACTTAAAGCGTAAAGGTAAAAAGACCACTGATGAAGTAGAACAAAACTTTAATCAGTTCGGTCACCGTCTTAATTCTATATCCGAGGGTATTGGCACAAAGCTAGGTAATTCTATTAGCGGCGGTATAGCCACGTTAGGCGCATCCCTGGGGCTGACAACTGTTGCTGGTCTCGGCTTAAACACAGCCCTTGAGCACATGGGCGAGTTATACAGCCGCATTCAAGATGCCGCCACTGTCGGCGTAGACATCAGTCAATACGACGCACTGAGCAAAACGTTTGTTACTGGTGGTGCTGATGCTGAAGGCTTTCGTGATTCAATGATTGACCTTAATGAATCACTCGGTGAAGCTGCATCCGACGCTACTTCCGGTAAGGCTAAAGCTTTTCAGCAATTTGGCGTGGCAGTAAAAGACGCTAAGGGCAATATTCGCGGCGCTGACGAAGTTTTGCTCGACCTCGCTGGCTCTATGGAAAAGATGAGCAAGCAGGAAGCTACTTTCCAAATTAAGCAGCTGGGCATTACTGATAATAAAATTATTCAAACTTTGCTGCTGGGCAATAAAGCGCTTAAAGAACAGATTGAAATTCAAAAACAAAAATATGTTCTTAACGAAAAAGATGCCGAACAGATAAAAGAATATACTCAGGCGCAAAACCTGTTAAAAGTTACTATTGGCGGTATTGTAGACCAGTTTACTGTCTGGCTGGCGCCGGCGCTCACTAAAGTCACTAACCTGACACGTGAGTCGATTGACTGGATTATGGAGCATAAGCGGGTTATAGCTATAGCCGCTGGGGTGATAAGTACGGTGATGATACCTACTATCCTAAGAGCAACAGCCGCTACTGCTTCCTGGGCGGCTGCTACGCTCATCGCCATGGCGCCATATATTGCTATAGCCGTAGCAGTAGCTGCCCTGGTTCTTGTAATAGACGATTTAGTATCTTATTACCAGGGCGGCGGCTCAGTAATCGGTGAATTTGCTGAAAAGCATAAAATGCTTAAAGACGTGCTTGACGGCTTAGGCGAAGCTTTTCGCGGGTTCAGAGACTGGCTCGTTACACTGTGGAATGACCCTGAAAAAGCAATTCAGCAGTTTCAAGATTTCCTTGCTAAAATCTGGCATAATATGGTAGCAGATGCGCAGGAAGGCATCGACGCTATGCTTGATGGTGTAGTAAACGGATTTACAAACCTGTCAGCTAAAGGTAAAGAAATTCTTACCGAGCTTTGGCAGTGGATTAAAAATTTATTCTCTCACTTAGGTGATGAAATAGCTGACAGCGTAAAGGGTGCGTGGGACAAAGTTAAGCAAAACGCTAACCCGGCTAACTGGTTTGGCGATGATGATGCACCTGCGAAGCCGGCTACTAACTCACCAGGTGGCCCGACAATGGCTGTGCCAGGTGATTCACCTTTAACCCGGCCTATGGCAGCTGACCACCCGTTGACGTCGGCTGTAGTACCGGCCGCCGCCGCGTCGTCTGCTATTAATTCAGCAAACAGGGCGCCTGTTATTTCGGCTACTGCAGGAAGACAAACTAACGTCAGTAATACAACAACAGTAACGACTGGCGATATTAAAGTTGAATCGTCCTCAGCTGACCCAAGACAAGTAGCTGCTGCTGTACCTGCGGCACTTAATGACCACCTTGGCAATGCAGCTCAACATTTTGACGACGGAGTAAGCCACTAATGTCTAATATTCTTACTCAACTTTCAGGGGCAGTATCAAGCTTTAAGTCTGCTATGAGCCTGCTGACCTCGTCTTTGTCGGTTGACGTTGTCAGGGTTACAGACAGCGAGGGGCGTCAGGTATTTGCCATGGCGCGCGCGCTTAAAGCAGGAGTCATGGACGACTCTGAGTTTTTTCAGCATCCGCTAGAAGACGGTAATAAAACAACTGATTTTAAAATTGATAAGCCTAAAACAATTCAGCTAGGCGTTATGATACCAACTGATACCTATCAGCCAGTTTATTCATCGCTAGTTGACGCTAAAGTACGGGGCGAGCAATTTATTATTCAAACTCGCGCCGGTACTTTTACCAATATGGTTATTAAGGCCATGCCCCACGAGGAATCAGCTGAATACGGCGATTGCCTCGTAATGCAACTTACTTTTGAAGAAGTCAAGTGGTATGCTACTACCGTAGAAATGCTGCCGGCAAAAGAAGTTGCTGGCTCCAAAAAAAGCGCAAGCGGTAAAGCTAAGCAAGATGCTGACACTAAAAAGCTAGGTCAAAAACGAGCCACTGATGCGTCAGCTTCAACTTCAAAAAGAGCAGACAGTATTTTGTACGGGTGGACGCACTGATGAAAGAAATTCCTCTTAATGCAATAGAGCGCCAGTCGTTATCGGTATTAATAGATAACGTTATGTACGAACTATCTTTTAAATTATGTAACGGTATTATGGCTGCCACGATAGTTCGTGACGGGGTAACTCTCATTGAAAACAGAAGAGTAGTAGCAGGTGTTGGTATTATACCAGAAGGCCACCTTGAAGACGCAAATTTTTTAATACTGACATATGACGACGACTTACCATATTTTAGTGATTTTAATACTACTCATGTCCTGGTATATGCTAACCCGGAAGAAGTAGTTGCTTTACGCCAACAGCTCAATAATATAACGGTGTAATTATGTTCGATGACAGAATTCTTCAAATAGGCGTTGAAGTAAACGGCCAGCTAAAAATGTACAGTGGCGCCTCTATGGGCGCCAAATTCGTTAAATCAACTGATACTAAACAAAATACTGCAGAAGTATTTATTGATAATATGTTGATTGAAACTATAGACTATCTGGTAACAGAGACTTCGCCGTGGAACCCAAACGCTAAGCCCAAATTGTTGACTATACTTGCCGGCAGAAAATCGACCGGTGCGCAGCATGTTTTTACTGGCGATGTAACATCGGCTAGCCCAAGCATGCCGCCTGACCGCCGGCTTACGATGAAAGCCAAAACACAAGAAAATAATAAGTATCAATGGCAGAGTACTAGCTCTGCTAAAACAACACAGCTATCTGTATTATCAAAGCGTATAGCTGACGACTACAAGCTTAAGCTTAAGTTTGAAGCTACCGACAAAGCTGTGGCTAATTACCTTTACAATGGCCCTCGCGCTAAACAAATACAAAAGCTATCAAGTGTTGGCGATATCGATGCTTATATCGACGACGATACGCTAATTGTAAAAGATAAAGGTAAAGCTCTCAAGGGACAGGTAATGCTTATATCTAAAGATACAGGTATGGTAGGAACACCCGTATTAGACGAAAAAGGCGGTAAAGTTCGTGTTATGTTTGACCCTAATATAAAGTTAGGCCAAGGTATAGAAATACGTTCGGACGTAAATAAAGCCGCTAATGGCCAATACGTTATTTACGCTATGAGTGGTAGCCTTATGTCACAGGCCCAAGACTGGTATTTAGATTTGAGCTTCAACAACGATAATATCAAGTCTATTGCCGAGAAGCGCGAGGCTGCAAAGAAAAAAGATGCAAAATCAGAACAGTCCAAGCAGAAATCTTGACGCCGATACAAACTTGCCTGATGTGCTGGAGCTTGCTATTAGAAAGCATATGCTTCAGCACAACGATATGTTGCCTGCCAGAATAGTAAGCTGGAATCCGTCAATTAATCGGGCGCAAGTTGAAATACTGTATATGGTTACTATGACAGACAGCTCGGTGCATCAAATGGGTGCGCCAGCTGAAGTGCCAACGTTTGTCATTGGTACAGGAAAAACAGCACTAGTGTGGCCGCTTAAGCCTGGCGACTTAGGCTGGATTAAAGCAACTGACAGAGATATTACTTTATTTTTGCAGTCTTATAAAGCTGACGCAGGAGCATCGCCAAGAATTCATTGTTTTGAGGATGGCATATTTATCCCTGACGCAATGAAAGATTTTGTTGTGGTAGACGCCGATGGTGTAAGCTTACAAACACTGGACGGCACTTCGTCTGTAGTTGTAAAAGACGGCTCTATTAAGCTTTCTGTCGGTTCCACAGTATTGACTATAACAGACGACCAAATAACGTCTAATAAAGTTATTAATGCGCCGCAGTTTACAGACGGCTCAGTTAGTCTTATCGGGCACGTTCATAAAGAGAACGACGTTAAAGGCAATACGGGAGTAGCTAAAAATCCATGAGAACTTTAGCCGTTAACGAGAATAACGATATATACTTGGGAGCTGATGGCAATATAGCTATTGCGTCAGACATAAACGCTGTAATGCAGCTATGTGAACAAGAGGCCAGAATTCGTTTAAACGAATTGCCTTACGCTCAGTCTCAAGGTATTCCATTTTTTAATAGTGTATTTACAGACTCGCCTGATTTAAGTCTTTACGAAATGTATTTAAGGCGTCAATTTGCGCGAGTAGACAATGTTACTGGTGTTCAGTCAGTAGCATTTAATATTGACAATAACGTACTTAGTTATGAAGCTGTTATTGTCACAACTTACGGAACAGGAGTTGCGCGTGGCAGCTTATAAATATTTGTCACCTGAGGGCGTTATTGTTCCTGATACTTCTGCTATCCTTGAAGAGGCAAATACAGAGTTTCAAGACGTCATGGGTAAAGACGTTCCTGTAAATCCCTCTAGCCCCCAAGGCGTGCTCATAGCATCAGACGTGGCAGTTCGCTCTGAATTAGTTGCTAACAACGCTGTCCTTGCTAACCAAATTAATCCGGACTATGCTGGCGGTGTTTTTCTTGATGATATTTGGGCATTAACAAACGGCAAGCGCCGTGCAGCTACTTATACGTTAGTAGATAATGTTAAGCTAACCGGCATTCCAGGCGTTCCCATTCCTTCAGGTTCAAGGCGTGCGACTACGGCAGGTGACGTATTTCAACTGCTGACTACTGTAACATTAAATTCTTCTGGTGTTGCTTACGGCACTTTTCAGGCGATTGAAGAAGGCCCTGTTGATTGCCCGGTTCACAGCCTTACTGTTCCTGTTGCAGGCTATACTGCTATTGGCTGGGAAACGTCTGACAACGAAGAAGCTGGCACAGTTGGCGCCAATATGCAAAGTGATTTGTCTGCCCGACAGGAACGAAAACAGACACTCGCCTTACAAGGCCGCTCTCTGTCGGAAGCTGTTTACTCCCGCGTCAGAGCGGTAGACGGCGTCAGGTCAATGACTTTTCGCGAAAACAAAACTAACGTTGCTAAAACTATTGACGGAATTGCGCTGAATCCTAATTCAGTCTGGGTATGCGTAGACGGCGGATTAAATGCCGATATAGCAGCAGCTTTGTATCGTTCAATGTCAGGAGGCGGCGGTTATACTGGTGCTATTAGCGTTAATGTAAAAGACCCGTTTTCTGGCCAGACTGATACAGTTAAGTTTGACCGGCCGACTGCTAAACCTATCATGGTACGTATAACGGGTAATATTACAGGAAGCATGACGTCTAACCCTGAAGCTATCGTTAAACAAGCCATTGTAGATTATGGTGCCGGCTTGTTAGAAAATGGCGAACAAGGTTTTGTTGTTGGCGAAGACGTTTCTCCTTATGAATTAGCGTCAGCAGTTAATTACCGTGCGCCGGGTATTTTTGTTACTAAAGTAGAAATTGCTTTACAGCCGGCGTCAGGTACTCAACCTACCTGGCAAACTACTACTATGGATATTAGCCTTAAGGAAAAAGCAACAGTAGACTTATCCTCTGTACTGGTGGCGGTCGCATGAATATTCAACAAATTGATTTTAGCATTGACCTGCTAAAAGTTATTCCATGGCAGTATGACGGTGCCCCTAATTTAAGAGGCTTGCTTCAAAAGAAACAAGACTGGTATACTAAAAATCATGAAGAGTTCTGGAAAGACTGGGAACGTAATGTTTTTAGTCTTCGTACTGCAAATGATTTTGGTTTAAACGTCTGGTCTATTATTCTTAATTTACCACTTTATACGCGAAGCGACGAAAGCCCACCTAATTATAAGGCATTTGGTTTTGCTAATTTTGGGTATAACTTTGATAATAGTAATTTTGCTATTTCAGGGGACGTGCTTAATAAACTTACCATTGAACAAAAACGCCAACTTTTAATATTACGCTGGTGGAATTTAATAAACGACGGTTCAATGTATATGCTTAATCAAGCTGTTAATGATGTATTTGGCCGCGATGTTTATTGCCTTAACGGGCATAATATGACCATTACTTACGTTTTTCAAAGTAAATTATCGGATATTATGATGAATTTGCTTAAGACACAGGATATACTACCACGACCGGCCGGCGTAGCTGTTAGAATACTTGTTAAGCCTCGAGACGCGTTTGGCTTTGCAGATTTTGGCATTAACTTCGACCAGCCTACTTCTCAGTTTGGGAGCTAGCATGACAACCCTCATTAAAGTACCTTTTGCCTCGTCTGGCGATAAAGCAGCTGTACCGGTGACTGACTCAACCGGCGGCGTAAACTGGACGCAGGGCTATGGCCCTGACTATTCAAAAGACCCGCTTACTGACGCATCAGCAAAGCGTATTGAACGTGAAGAGTTTAACGGTTTGCTAAACTCATTGTCAACAGCTATTAATGAAATTCAAGTAAATGGCGTTGCGCCTTTCATTACTGCTGCCGACAATGGTGGCTCTGCGTTTACTTACGGCCTTGGTGCAATAGTTATTACCGGCGGTAAAGTTTACCAGTCGCTGAAATCAACAAATACTGACGCAGTAACTGTTGCTGCTTCTTGGTCTGAACTTTGTACTGTAGCTAAGCTTAATACTGAGCTGGCTAAATACGCATACAAAGGTGGTGACGCTAATCAAGCTTTTGCAGTTGCTGCTGGTATAGATAATACCTCTGCAGTTAATCTCGGCCAGTTAAATACTGCTTTATCTAAAAAAGCAGAAGTTGGTGGTAATTCAGCAAATACATTTTTAGTCAAAGACGACACAACTAATAATAATGCTGCAGTTACTGTCGGGCGTTTAAACTATGGATTAAGTACTAAAGCAAATTTATCCGGCGATTCTAATGTTGATTTTTATTGCCGTAGTACTGGGTTTGATGCCGGCGCTGTAAATAATCAGCGTTTAAACTATATGTTATCTTCTAAAGCCGATACTGCTGGTAGTCAGTATACGTCTTTTAATGTGGGCGGTGCGTCGCAGGCAACGCATGCAGTACGACTCGACCAATTTCAGTCAGGTAATAACGGCAACGGTGCATGGACCAAGTTTCCTAACGGACCGATGTGGGCGCGGTCAAACGTTAACTTAAACGCAAATGGTAGCACAACCTGGACGTTTCCTACAACCTTCCCTGGCAGCCCTGGCGTTTATATTACTAATTTTAACTCCTCAAACCGCGTTTGGCTCAACGGTATCGGAACTAACTCAGTCAGTATATACAACGACGGCCCGCCTATAAACATTAACATTTTTGCAGTATGGTGATTAAAATGGCTAAACAAACAGAAACGACAAATGAAGAAATTGTATCTCCTGCTGCTGAGCAAGAAGAGGTAATGTCACAAAGCGATACAGAAATAACGTTGCCAATTTATTTAGACGACCCGCGATATTTCTTTTGGCTGACCTCTGACTATCGCATATATGCTACTTTAATCGCTATGACTGAAGACGATATTAAGTTAGCTAACGAGCAAAATATGGTTGAAGTTGAATCTTCTGTTTTCTTTAAGGCTAATGCTAATTTAGTCTATAAAGACGGAAAATTATCAGAATTTCAACCTGAAATAGTTGAAGCAGAAAAACGTTATTATATAGAAGTTGATAACGAAAATTATATTATAGCTTGTCATGTCGCTATAGGCCAACCGGCCATAGACCATGCTATAAGCCTTAATATTACAGAAATCACTGAAGACCAGTATACATCTATTGGGCAAGATTCTCAGTATATCGACGGAAAAATAGTTAAAGGGCCGCCAAAAACAGTAGTGCTTTCTCCTGAAGCATTAAAAGCTATTGTTGAAAGTCTTACTAAAATGGCGTCTGAAAAAATTAGCATTTATACAGATGCTACTGACCCTGAGCTAGTTGATACGGTAGACCCGGCAGATGTTGCTAAACTTACTGCATGGAAAAAATATCGTATTGCCTTGACCAAGGTAACAGCAGACAACCAAAAATTGCCTGTTCAACCAGAATAAATAAAAAGCCGGCTAGCTGCCGGCTTTTTTATCTTGTCTTTTATATCGACGATAAAGTTTGTCTTCTATCATCACATGCTTTTGCATTTCAGTGTCATTAACTAATTCTGCAAGAGCCCCCCGATACCAGCCCATAATTCTGGCTACGTCGCTGACAGAACTAAACCCTTCTTGTTTCATCCAGTCACTAAAACAACTGACTTTAGTTAAATGGCCAGTAGACGGCAGACCAATATTATGAACTATACTTAGTCTGTTAGCCAGCATTGCCAGGTCAGCGTCACGGTGTTTAGTAGCTTTTGCACGAAGCTGGCTTATTATATCACTCAGCTCGGCACGTGTAACGATGTCCGTCAACGGTAATGTGTGAGCGGTCGAAGTAGAGCTGTTCGCCATCTAATTCACCTTCTAAAATAATGTTGTCAGTAAATACCATTTTGTTTAAATAACCACTTGACAGACGATAGATTTTGCCGTTTACTGTCAATAGACCAGTATTAGTAAGCACAACGTCATGCAAGCCACTGCAGCTAAACTCAATGCTCGGGACAAGTTCAACGTCCCCTGTCGGTACGTCTGCCAGAGCTTTAGCGCCTACAAAGCTCAGTCCTGCCCAAAATAAAGCTGAAGTAAAAATAGTGCATAGCCATGCATTACGCTTAGTCATCGTTGACCTCGATAGTCATTGGGCAAATAGTACCAAGTTCAGCGGTCTGGTACACTTTTTTAAAATTGTGCTTATAGACACAAACAGTATTGCCGTCGCTGTCTTTAGCTTCACTGATTTTCCATGCAGTAGCTGCATGGGATGGCGCTGTAACAGCGGCTAAACATACTGCCAGGACAGTTAAGAGCTTCATATAAAGACACCTTAAAAAGAGGCTACACCTACGGCAACGCCTAAGGACGTAGATACATCGTCCAGCACGTCATCGGATGATTTACTGGCACAACCGACAAGTAGGGCGGCGGTCACCAAAACGATAATTTTAAATTTTATCATATTTAACTTCCATCGAGACAAGACCATTGTTAGACTGCTCAAAAGGTATGACACGAATAACATCAATATCAATACCAGTTTGTTGATGAATTTCAAAAGTAGTAAGCCGAAGGCGACGTAAAGCAGTAACTAATTCAATTACCTCAGCGTCACTTAATTTGTCCGCCATTTATCCTCCCGGGCGCGTTCCATCATGATATCACGTTCACAGAATTTAGCGAAGGCTGCGCCAGGTAAACCTGCACGCATTAAAGCTAAGCCTTGACGGTGAGCCCGCCATGCAATGTTGACAAAATGATTTTTGTGAAAAGGCATCATAATTATTCTCCAGTGGGGTCGCAAGTGCCACTGAGATAATTATGTGCCTATTACCCAATTGAATACAAACTAATTTCTTTCTGCTAATGATTGAACAAACTCATCGCAAAGTAGTTCCCAGTCCTCTTTTTCTAAACGTAATTCCATTAATTTTAATTCTTCCCATCCTTCTTTTTGCCCTAAGCTGGCTAAATAGTCAGCCACGTATTTTATACGTTCTGCGCGTGACGCGTCCATTAGTGTGCCTCATCCCAGTCTTTACCGACTGCAGTATCTACCAGTACAGGTATTTTTAAAGGAATAACTGTCTGCATCAGGTTAGCAAGCTCTTTAAAGCCTTCATTAGTTGCAGGCGAGTTATCGCGTTTGCTAAAGTTAAGCTCATCATGTACGGTAAGGCGCGGAACACCAATAACGTCGTATAAGCCGTTTTTCCAGCCTCGAAGCATGCCCATTTTCATTTGGTCGGCAGACGACCCCTGCAGTACGCGGTTAATCGCTTTATGCGTGCCGTCGAGCTTGATGGCAGCGCCGTATTCTTTAAGTGCCAGGTCACGAGGCAAGGCTGGTTTTCCCCAACCTCCTCGCTGAGGTATCCACAAATCAAAGAAGGATTTTCTTCCCAGAATTGTTTCAACGTACCCTTTATCATAGGCTTCTTGCTCATAAGCGTCCATAGTAGCTTTAATAAATGGTGCGCCTTTATGATAAGCGTCAAGGATAGGCCTGGCTTCGTCTTCTGTCATTGCCATCTTAGCCGCAAGTGTTTTGAGCATCATTCCGTATAGCAGACCAAAGTTAATTGTCTTAGCCGGCTTACGCGCAATTTCTACGCCTGACGCTTCTTTAATAATATCGACCATTACGTTATGGTAATCGACTTCTGGGTTGGCATTAAATAATGACCGTATATCATCAGCGCCAGGTCCAACTGCAAAGTGAACCATAAACCGGTATTCAATTTGCTTGTAGTCTCCAGACCACCACCCTGCATGACCATGGTCGGGTATAAACAAGCTACGGCATAAAGGTCCAAGGACAGGATGTCTGCTGGGAATGTTTTGTAAGTTGGGGTCTGAAGAACTAAATCGACCGGATACTGTGCCGCCACTGTCGGACCGCATTTGGTGGAATTGAGCATGAAGTTTACCTTTTACGTTTTTGCCCAGTATATATCCGCGGACAAATGTAGATTGTATTTTTTGATAAGACTTAATCTCTGTAATAAGCTTAGCCAGTGGATGGTGCATCCCCGCCAAAAAGTCAGCGGTAAAAGACGGGTTACCAGCGTCAGTCTTAGGATATTTAAGATTTAGTTTATCAAACGCTTTGGCTAAGTGTTGGCCAGAGTTGACGTTAACATCAAAGCCTATCTGTATAGTTAGCTCAGCATGCATGCGGTCTACTTCAGCCGACAAGAAATCATCTTGCTGCTTGGCTTTGTCTATATCTACCGTGACGCCTTCACGGCGCATGGCAATCATCAGAGGTATTAATTCGCATTCCATATAGAATACTTGCGTTAACCCCCAGCGTTGTAATTCTGGCCACTGCTTTTTAATAATCTGTACGGGTAAGGCAGTATCAGACTCAGCGTAAAAACCCACAAGACAAGGCGGCGTACGGTAGATTTCTCCACGCTCTGCACCTTTGCTTGGTGCGTAAGCCTGTCTAATCCAGTCATACATAATTGACGAGTCTTTACCCTCGCCAAGATATTTTTGGCCAAGTCTCTCTAGCGCTACGCGAGAACCGGGTTTAAGCAGGGCCTCAGCAAATTGAACGTCCATACATAAGCCGGCAACTTCAATACCTTCTTCTTGAAGCCAGCCGATATCATAAGTAATGTTAGCGCCTACTTTACACTGTCCTTTTCTTGACAGTTCGCGTTTGAGCCAACCAAACACTTCAGAACACGGTAAGTTATCTTGCGACCCGACTTCATGGCGCACAGGATAATAACGGCAAAAGCCATTGTCAGTAGCAACAGAAACCCCAACAATGTGACCAGTGCCACGAGCCCAGCCCGGCCCCTGGTTAAAATCTAATTCTTTTGTTTCTACGTCAATAGCAATTATCTTTGCCGTTGATAGGTCTGGATAATCTCTAATAGAACGCCAGCCTGTGTTAGGTATAGGCGGCAGTGGGCGGTGTTTAGGCTTTAACACCGGCTGATTAATAAAATCATCGAATAGCAAAATTATTACCCTTAGAGCAGTTAACTGCTGCCGGTAAGTATTGAAGATTTTCCGGTACGTGCAAGCCGGATACTAATTTGCCACGTAGTGGAATGATATGGTCAACATGATAGCCTACAGGGCATTCAGCATATATTAACTCTATAAGTTCAAAGTCTGCCCAAGCAGGTGTACGTTTTAGGCGCTCAGCATGATAACGCATCCACTTTGCTTTACCGTTACCAGGATTTTTCTTGTGCCAGCTGCGATTAGCTTCTTTATGCTTAGCGGCGCCTTCTGGCGTCTTTCTTACTCGCGACTTGTATTTTACTGACGCATCATTAGCCATAGCTCTACCACCAGGCGTAGCCAAATGTTTGGCTACGTTGGCTTTGCGACAAGCTACACAAGCATTGCTGTTTATATAAAATTCAGCAGAACCGCACTTAATACATGGCTTTTCACGTATAAAAGTTTTACTAGACATCAGAAGCCTTAGTTAAAATGAGCTCGACCTCGTCGTCGGTAGTACGGGTTACCTGAAACGCTGAACGAAGATAAAGAGCGGTGGCAGTATTGGCTGAAGCTGTCCAGGTGCGTCCCATGAATTTAATCAGCTGGCCAGGTTCTACTTCATCACGAGAAACAAGTTTTGTGCCGTAGTTGTACATGATAGGCCTCCTAGTGAGTTTCAGAGATAATTATGTCACGGTCTTCGTTGGATAACACAATTAATTTATTGCCAAAGCCGATAAAGTTCGCAGTTTTTAAAAATCCATTTAAAGATTTCAGGTTAAGATTGAGATTACGTTTAAAGCTTGTTGATTCGAATACTACGTCTACTGTCTGGTTTGCCAGAGCGTCAGACGGGAAACGGACAACCGCTTTGTCGGGCGCGTTTATGCGTAAGATAGCGAGCCCCTCGTTGTAGGCTTCAAGTTGCTCGACTACTTCTTTAAACTCTGGCGTTACCGGCGTCATATCGTAGTGAGCGTCAAAAAACTTACTGACGTCAGGCCATTGATATACGGTAGCAGGGCAGCTAATGCTGACGTTACCTTCAAGGCCAAAGAATAGCGTATTGTCTGCATACCCGATAGATAAAGGTTCTTTTTTAAGCTTTGTCATTATTTCGAGCAGCGGGCGAGACATAGCGCACTCGAAGTCAAACGAGGTAGAGAGCTGTTGCCTTACCAGATAAACACCATTGGAGGCGTAAGCATAGCCTTTACGGAACAGCAAATTTGTCGCCCATGCCTGTGGCGCGGCTTCAGGAACGAGCTTAGACATTGAGGTCATTGTGCTAAGAAGACCTTCTTTTACCTGACTCCAGGATTGCACCACAGGTGCCTCAGGTACAGGCTCATCTATGATATTCATCCTTGTGCGCAAACGTCCGGCTGTAATAGTCAGATTACCGGCCTCAGTCATATTAAATTTCATTTCTTTAGACTTAGCCGCCCGTATTGCCTTGATAAAAGGTATTGCTTCCACCATAAAGTCTGGCAGGTCAGCCGGCACTGACAGTAATACATTTTTATAATACGAATGCATTACCTTATCTTTAACCCAGAGCAGGCGCATCAGTCCGTCCGCTTCATAAGAGACAGGACGAACTGATAAAGCCAGCCCGAGCAAGACTTTTGTGTCTGCGACGAACTGGCTCATAATTACACCGCCATATCTACATGAATGCGAGGAAAGTGCAGATAATCACCTTCGAACAAATAAGTGATATTATCCGGATGAACGTCAGTAAATTTCTTAATATTACGCATGCAAATAGTCGGGCGCGACATATTAAACAACTCCAGCGAATTAGCATAGTCTACTAATTTAACTGCGGCCTGCCGTGCATTATTGTAGACGTGTGTATCGCCAAGAGTAATAGTCATATCACCGACAAGGAGGCCACATTCTGCAGCCAGAGCCATCATCAGGAACTGATGGAATAAAATATCATGAGGCAGACCTAACACAACGTCACAAGAGCGCATGTGCCACATCATATCAAGTTTACAATTATTAACAAACACTTGAAAGCCATGATAGCACGGAGGTAAGGCCATCTGCTCAAAGTCTTCCGGGTTCCATGCAGTAACATACATACGACGGTCAGTAGGGTTGTTTTTGATTGTCTGAATCAAATTAGTCAACTGGCTGTTTTGTGTAGATACGCCGGCAGTAGGGTGGTAGCTATGGGTAGGCTTAACCCATTGAGCCCCATACACAGGACCAAGGTCACGGTTATCGGGTGTGCCCCAGCGTTTATTGGCGTCCTGCAGGTTAGCTTCCCACCAGTTGCAGCCAAAAGATTTCAGCTCATCGACGTTAGTAATGCCGTTAGTAAAACACCAAAATTCTGCCAGCACTGCGCGGATATTTACGGGCTTAATAACTGGCACGAGTAAGTCGCCACCAGCAAACAGTTTACCTGTCCAGCCAAAGATACGTTTAGTACCTACGCCTGTGCGGTCGCCGGAAAAAGAACCATCGACTTCAATGTCGGTAATGAGCTGAGACATTAAGTCATCAACTGAAGCAAATTTCTGTGTCATTATTTTACGTCCTCAAAAAGGTCACGGTGGTCAGGTGCTGTCCAGCCTGCCGGTTTAATAATATCTTGTGCTGAGCCATGCTTAGAGTCAGCAGCAGAACCGGCGCGCACTTTTGCCATATTGGCGGCCTGGACGCGTTCCCATGCTTCTGGAAAATTCCAGCGATTCATAGCACACCAGCTAAGTAAATTAGTAATAAGATACCAACAGCCCATTACATGTTGGTCAACAGAATTTTCAATTACTAACCAACGAAGATTAGGAAGAGTTGGATTTTTTTCTGGCGGCGGTACAGCCACATCCATAAGAAAGGGAATATTAAAGCTATATCCTAGAGCGCATAAAGCATTATGCTTATCGCCATAAAGATAAATAGTGCCGGCCGCAATATAAACAGCGTCGACGATAGCATCGAGTTTGTCCCAAGGAGTAGTTGCCTCGTCAAACTCGTTAAGCTCTTCCAGCAGACGGTTGTAGCGAAGTTTGAAGTCGATGTCTTGATTCGGCAGAATACCGAATTTGTTATGGAATTGCTGGATGTCATGTTGGATATTCATCGTAAAGCCCTCAGTTTAAGTTACCTTGGTATTATACGATAAACTTTTAAGAAAAGTAAATAAAAAAGAGCCGGTAAAAACCGGCTCAATAAACTTCTATCCAACAAATTGTGTGAGGACTTGGGTCGAGCAAGTCACAATGCCGGCTCAGCTAACCGGCATTAGGATTACTCTTCGTCTTCAGCGACTTCGGCGTCGGCAGACTGCTGCGCCTGAGCTACTTTTTCCTGCAGCTTACGCAGGCGCTCTTCGTCTTTCAGACGACGCTGTTCAGCTTTTTCAGCTTTAGCGGCATCTTTTTCAGCTTTCAGCGCAGCCTTCTCTTCGGCCTTACGCTGTTTTTCTTCAGCCTTAGCTGCTTTGTCGGCTTCGCGCTTTTCTTTAGCAGCCTGCTTAGCAGCAGCTTTTTCTGCAGCTGATTCGTCGACTTTTTTGGCCAGCGCTTTACCGGTAGCTTTGCGCCAGTAGGTCAGCTGAGAGCTGATGGTGCCTTTTGACATATCAGTGCTTTCGACCAGCTTAGCGACCAGGTCAGTGCTGTTCTCACCTGACTCGTGAGCTGCGTCAGCAGCGTCCCAGACATAACGCGCGCCAGTGCCTTGTGAAGGATAAGCAACGCCATCGACCATTTCTTTGGTGGATTTGAAAGTGATTTTCTCAGACATAATTTGATTCCTTAAAATTGGTTACGGTGTTTTCGTTTGGTGAGATGATATTAACTCACCTTTCTATCAAATAAAAATTATTTGACACCCTCAAAGCCATTACCATAATCATAGTTTAAGATTTGAGGGTATGGCTTTTTGAGCCAAACCTTGATAGTAGCAGGTTGTGCCAGTTCGGACCGGCGTTGTATAAACTCAGCACAGTCTGCCGGCGGCTCAGTACCGCCAGAGGCTCGGTTCCACCAGGCCTCGTATAGTTTACGCGCTGGCCCCTGAATTTCAGGATTAAGCCATGCGTAATAAAATTGCAGGCCTACATAATAGATAACCTTAATACTGTCCGGTTTACCCTCACGAGAGAATAAAGAGTAGTTGACCATAGTAACAGGGTAGTCTTCTACTTTAGGTTCCCCCGTTCCCATGGCGTCTTCTTCCGACGCTAGGCCAAATACTGCAGGGTCGTTCATATCAAACATATACCCACAATCAGGACATTTCCGACAAGAGCAGCCACAGACGCGTTCGCACTTAGTTCCGTCTGCTAATTTGCCTTTACAGTATTTAGCTGCCACAACAGCACCTGAACCGCCTTTCGTTTTCTTCTTGCCCCGAGACGGAACGGCAGGGTCGTCTATTGGTCCGAGATTAATCGTATTGGCGGTAAAGTCCATTACCAGACAATTGAGTTTACCTTCGCAAACACGCAAGCCTCGACCTAGTATCTGTACCCATAAGCCTACCGACTTACTGGGCCGTAAGATACCTAGTAAATCAACGTGAGGCGCGTCAAAGCCTGTTGTAAGCACATTAACGTTAATGAGCCATTTAAGTTCTTTGGCTTTGAAAGCTTTGAGAATGGCTTCACGTTCTTTCTTACGGAGGCCGCCATGCACGACTTCTACCTGCTCGCCTCTTAGCTTTAGTATATCTGCTATTTCATATGCATGGGTGACAGACGTGGCGAACACAAGATGATAGCTACGACACATAGCTATCATCTCATTTACAGCAGCGACCGTGACGTCATACTGACGCTCTACTGCCTGATTCAGTTGTGTCTCAATATACTCGCCACCGCGCTCAGCTACACCTTCTGTACTCAACTTAACATGAGTACGTTTTATAATAAGCCTGGACAGATAGCCCTCTTTTACCAGACGGGTAAAAGCCTCTTGAGTTGTCAGGTCATAAGCGATATGCGTAAAGATATCGCAGTCTAACAGGTGACCGCCTTTTAGCCGGTAAGGTGTAGCAGTTAGCCCCGTTACTTTCAACTTAGGGTTTAGCTTAAGCAGCCTGTCTATGACCAGACGATAGCTGGTAGTGGCATCAGGACTAATTAACTGCGCTTCATCGACGAACAGTAAGTCGAATCGCGGTAGCTCTTCTTCTGGTACTTTAACCAGCGACTGAACGCCGGCTATAATAATCGACTTGTCTAATTTTTTCTGACCAACGCCGGCAGAATAAATAGCGACAGGCGCGTAAGGCCATTGATTGATTAACGCCTCAAGGTCCTGTTCGATTAGTTCTTTAACATGCGTCATGACTAATACCCGCTGACGCGGGTATTTGTTGAGGATAGAACGAATCAGCTCTGCCAAGACAAGGGACTTACCTGCCCCTGTCGGTAGCACCAGTAAAGGATTACCGGCGCCA